TACGATCTGGTGATCAATGTTCCTCCAGGGACTACCAAGTCTACTATTGTGGCAAAGATGTTTCCGGTGTGGGCCTGGTTGAACGATCCGGTGATCAGCTTCATTACTGGATCCTACAGTTCTCCACTGGCGCTCGAGCATTCAGATGCCAGTCGGGATATCATGGGATGTGAACAGTTTAAGGAGTGGTATCCCTGGATTGCGATCAAACCCGGACAGGACACCAAAAGTAAGTACCAGAACCACTGGGCTGACGCACAAGGACGTTTACACAATGGGGGTAAGCGGTTCACCACGTCAGTGGGAGGGACCGTCACAGGGATGCACGGACACATTATCATCATTGATGACCCTATTAACCCTTTGGATGCTGAGATGTCCGAATCTCTACGTAAAGAAGCAAACGTCTGGGTGGACCGGACCCTGAGTAGCAGGAAGTCAATTAAACAGGTGACTCCGATTATTATGATTATGCAGCGTCTACATCAGGACGATCCTACCGGCCACTATTTGGGAATGGACATTCCTGTGAAGCATATCAAACTCCCCGGTGAGATCCGGGCTGGCGACAAGAACACCATGCCGAATCCCCCGGAGTTGGCAGAGTTCTATGTGAATGGACTTCTGGATCCTGACAGGCTCGGACGGGTGACACTGGACGACATGCTCACTCAGCTCGGTCAGTTTGGTTACGCCGGCCAGGTGGACCAGCACCCCATTCCTCCGGGTGGTGGTATGTTCAAAACGCAGCAATTAAGGATTCTCTCGGAAACTCCCGAGCGAGGACAGACCAGTCGTAGGGTTATGTATTGGGATAAGGCTGCCACTCCCGGTGGTGGAGACTATACGGTCGGTGTCCTGATGTGGGAGATGAAGGGCAAAGTCAGTCCAAAATACATTATTATTAAGATAGTTAGAGGCCAGTGGGATTCTCACGAGCGTGAGCGTCGAATTAAGGAAGAAGCAAACATCTGTGGTCGGGATGTCCAGTATATTGTCGAGCAGGAACCTGGATCTGGTGGTAAGGAATCCGCTGAGTCCACTATCCGCAATCTGGCTGGATTCAAGGTTAAGGCTGATCGACCGACAGGTGACAAGCAACTACGGTCTGACGTGTTCAGCGTTCAGGTCAACAATGGCAATGTGGGCATTGTCAATGGACCGTGGCTGGAATTGTACAAAGAGGAGATGGAATTCTTTCCGCTTGGTAAATATGATGACCAAGTGGACGCTTCAGCTGGTGCGTTCAACCAGTTGGCAGTAACCAAAAAAGGAGGAGCGTGGTGATAAGGATTGTAACAAACAGGGATGGTCGTATTGCTGATGTGGTCGAGACTGATTCAGGTCTGAGTTTGGCAAATTATGTTGAGAAGTTGTGGGTTGAGTGCTTGCCAGAGGACGGGTACGTTCCCAATCTGATCATAGCAGTGCCTCATAACATGATTGAACTGGATCTTGAGATTGATTTATCCAATGTGAAACTTGACATCAAAGACCTAATCAAATATGCTTATCATAAGCAAGTTGAACACGAACTCGCGCAAAAGGCTGATACCAAGGAGGTAACTAATGAGCGAGGAAGCGAAGGTAACAAACAATGCTAAGGTGATGAAAGACATTACCAAGGCGCTTGGCCGAATTGTACAATATAATTCGTTAGTAAGTCGATCATCGCTCTACTCCGGTCTAGGTAGCAGCTACGATGGTGAGCGTGATCTTTATACTGCACTCGGCTACAAACAGGAACCCACCTACAGTGATTATGTTAACATCGCATCTCGTGATGGATTTGGAAAGAGGGTGAATGAAGCACCCTGCGATGCTGTCTGGTCCAAACCTCCGATCATCTCTGATACCCAGGACAAGACTAACTCTCCATTTGAAGAAGCGCTACAGAAATTGGTTAAGCAGTTCAAACTGTGGAACCGACTGAATAGATTGGACAAGCTATTGGGATTTGGACCTTACTCGGTATTGGTAATGGGATTTAACGATGTACGCCGCCCAAAAGATACCGAGAATCCGGTCAAGGAAGGTGCTGAACTGGTCTTTCTCCAATGCTACCCAGCAGAGTTTGCAGAGATTAAAGAACTGGATGAAAGACCTTATGAACCGACTTATGGAATGCCTAAACTATATGAAATCAGGACCGTTGACCCTAGAAATAAAAATACAACTCAGCGGATTGTTGGTCAAGCTGATACTGAGATCGGGCAATCACAAATGTTCCACGCGAGTCGAGTTCTTCACATAGTTGAGGGCAATCTATCCAATGAATTGTATGGCGAACCAAGACTCAAAGTTTCATACAATCGGTTGCAGGATATCGAGAAGGTGGTTGGTGGTGCTGCTGAGATGTTCTGGCGCGGTGCTCGTCCTGGTTATGTTGCTGCATTGGACCCAGAGTTTAATTGGGATCCAGATGGGAACGACCCTTCATTAACTGCAATGAAGAATCAGATTACTGAATATGAGCACAACCTTCGTCGTATACTTACCTTGCGTGGTGTGGATATGAAGGGAATGGATATGCAATTGGCAATTAATCCCAATAGCTATCTTGATATGCAACTACAGGGTCTTAGTGCTGGAACGCAGATCCCAAAACGACTCCTTACTGGTAGTGAGCGAGGCGAACTCGCGTCATCTCAGGATCGAGACACTTGGTTTGAGACTATCAGTATCAGACGGGAGACATTTTGTAGTCCGGTTATTGTTGAGCCGCTGCTAGACAAATGGATCGAGCTCGGATTACTCCCTGCTCCGAAGGATGATGAATACTTCATTTTGTGGCCGGATCTCAAGTCGCAGTCTGAGAAGGACCGCGCTGATGTTGGCAACATTCGGTCGAACGCACTTCGGAACTATGTTACCTCACCAGCGGCTGATTTGGTTATCCCGCCCGAGTCGTTTATCAGGGAATTTTTGGGGTTGGATGAAGCAACGGCTGCGGATCTCATTACCCAACTTCAGGAATATTTGGGATCGGCAAGATCACAAGAGACACAGGATGTCGAACCAGATGAAGGTGGTGTGCCCGTTCCGATCTCGGAGGAGAGCGGGCAATCTCCTACTCCTGAACCAGAAGACGAACCAGAGGATGAACCAATGCGGAGGAGATCGAACGGTTGATAGCAGGTATCCTACAGAACGTCCGATCCTACGACCCAACTCGGACGCTAACGCTACGAAATCAGTTTTCAAATGATGCTGATCGTCGATTTAATAGGATTGCTACATCTATCTATCAGAAGCTCGTTCGGGACCAGTTTTTGTCAGTCCGTCATTTACGGGTAATCACACAGGCAGAAGAACCATTACTCCCGGTAGATCCAATTAGGGTGAGTCAATTTATGGGATGGATTCGTAGACAGATTGATAAAGAACTTTTGTCGTCTAGTGGTGGTCGGTTCTTTCTCCCTGCGGCATTCCAGTCTCCATCAGAAACTTGGATGTATCCTTTTATTGTCCGATCTTACACACGAGGAATACAACGTGCTGAGGCTGAATTGAAGCGTGCTGGATACAGAGTTCAAGATACTAATTTCAATTCGGTGCAGTTGCCAGTTCACGATGCTGAAATTACTACGATTCATCAATCATCCCTTACTATTTTGCAGCGGATAACTCGTGAATTGGACTCAGACATTTTGTCAATATTAACAGCTGCTGCTGGCATAACAATCCGGGAAATTTACGATAAGATTAAATCTCGAATTGAGAAATCAATGAAGCAAGTCAGGAGGTTGGTTCGTACTGAGGCATCTCGAGCGCACCATAAAGCTGTAGTTGCGATGTACGACTGGTATCGGGTCAGAGGGGTGTACGTGCTCGCTGAAATTTTGACAGCAAGAGATGAACGTGTGTGCATGACATGTGCATCATTGGAGGGGGAAGTCTACACCTTAGAAGAAGTAAGGGACTTAATACCAGTACATCCGTTGTGTCGGTGTATGATTCTACCAGTGTCAAGAATTCCTAATAGACTATTTTAATGAGGGACTTGACAAACTTAGGCAATGATAGTAATTTGAATAACTAGAAGGTGAAGCAAATGGATTTAGCAAGCCAATCAATTACGGGCACAGTGTGCAATATCCACTCATTAGGGGGATATACA